CAGTTCTTAGAACTGAGCGTTACGTCTGCACCCCGAATATAGAGATATATTCCTTGTGTAAGTGTTTGGTTAAGACACCCAAAGCTAGTACCGTTTAGAGTTTTACTCTATTTCCGGAGAATACCGAGTTTAGTAGGGATACTAAACTGCTACCTTAACTAATCACCATAATAGATGGTGACTACTAGAATACTCGTTGAGAGTACTTGCTTATTAGGCTCGATATATTTCGCAGTGTATCGACGAGGAGTGGGCTAGCACCCCGCTTCAGTTAAGAAGCTGAACAGATGGTAGATTCCACTACAATTTATTGTCCATAAAGCTACTATTTTCACTTTATTTGACAACAAACTGCGGAAATCGAAGATTGTAAAGAAATTATGGATTTCTCTTAAGGAGATTTCTATCTTTTCTAGACCAATCATCTGGTTAACACAGACTCAGTCATATAAACTCGAAGCTAAATTACTAACCTCACGTATATCCAAATTAATTAAGGATAACGGTTGGAAAACGGCGTTTCTTTATCTAAAAGAAGCGTTACGTCTTTCATTTAGAGCCATTAGTGGTTCTCCGGAAAAGGGTGGAACGTCTTATCCTCGGGTAAGAACGGATCCTATGGGTTTCCCTACAATTATTCCATTAAAACTTAGAATCCTTTTACGGGATCCTAGGAGTAATGTGAATGTTGTAAGGATGACACTAACCATTCTTTCTATATTTAGAGTATTCAATTATCATCCAAAAGTAGACCTTTCCTCAATTATAGAGGTACACGGGGGTGAAACGAGAGTTTTACCTTCCGAAGAGGTAACTTTTGCTGTTAAGAGATTATTTCCTAATATAAAATTGAAATGGAGAGCTTTCACAGGATTTGTATCAGAATCTGCTGGACCAAATGGTAATAAAGCTACTTGGAGTTCTGGAATGGATGCATTAGCATTTATCCACTATCCTAGTAACTTATTATCATTCCTTAGAATCGGTTCAATTACCCGATCCTATGGATATATAATTTGGTTTTGCTTCTTGATACTCCTATTCAGTCCTATGTATATCATTATTTTGCTTTGCAAATTAATGAAGCCTTTACACCTTGGTCGACTATCTGTAGTTTATGATCAAGCAGGTAAGGCAAGAATTGTCGGAATAGCAAATTGGTGGATTCAATTATGTTTAAGACCTCTTCATTTAGAGATCTTTAACAAATTGTTGAAACCCCTTGCCATGGATGGTACTTTTGACCAACCTAAACCTCTGAGGATTATGATGAATAATCGTCAAGAGGGGCATCGTTTCTATTCCTTCGATCTTTCCTCTGCAACTGATCGTTTACCTATTGATTGTCAAGTTCAGGTATTAGAAGCTTTAGGTTTGAATGGTGTTCTATGGAAGAATTTATTAGACTTTCCTTGGTCCTTTAAGGGTACTTCTGTGAAGTACTCCGTAGGTCAACCAATGGGAGCTTATTCGTCTTGGGCTATGTTAGCGTTGACACATCATGTCATCGTTCAGATAGCTGCGATTCGAGCTAATAAGGGTACTCCTTTCCAAAACTATGCAGTTTTGGGAGACGACGTCGTTATCAATGATAATGAAGTCGCTCATCAGTATTTACTGGTAATGGCATCCTTAGGTTTAGAGATCAATATGGCTAAGACTATAATATCTGATGATTTTATAGAATTTGCCAAACGGTTCACGACGCCTGAGGTTGACTTTTCTCCTATTGGTGCAGGTAATATCCTGTCCTTTATGAGAAAGCCTGTCTTTATCAGTTCACTTTTGAAGGAAGCATACCTTAAAGGCTATATTCTTTCAGCAAACGTTGTTCAATCTTTAGTGTCCACACTTCCCTCAAAATTGAGTAAGAAGTATGGACCTCTAATATTATGGACAGCTCAATCTGTAATTGGTTTCCTTACCACTCTTAGCCCTGATGTCCGTCGTGAGACGGGGTCAGAGTATTCTGAGAGTAGTAATCCTAGACGTCGAGAATCTCTCGATTATAGGTTAGCTTACTTCGATTCCATTTGGAAAAGTGTAAGCCAGGATATACAGAATGCTGTTCAGGAGATTGACAGAAATCAATCCTATTATTATAGGAATTGGTATCTAGCAACCTGTGCTAAACAGGGTCCATACCGTGCGATTGAAGCACTTATGGTTTTGTTTAGCCCTGGATTTTGGCTGTATGCTATATCATTTGATAAGGCTAGAGAGATCTGTCTTAATCAAATAGACGAAATGTATATGGTTGAACCAGGTACACTTCTTGGTGGTAAGCAATTACTCCATCTCAACCCATCTACCGGTTTAGATTTAAACTGGAAAGATAGGAAAATGGTTAGCAGATTTGATGCTCGATTTAGGGCCATAAATTTCGATTTATGGTCTTTTAGATCTAAGTATCAGTCTGATCCCAATCTCTTTTCTAGAGCTCGTAATTTTGAGCTCGAATGGTTTGAGCGAGTGGCATTGTTAGCACATTCTACAGGGTTAAGACCTTGGGATCTCTGCGAATCTTAGCAATAAGAGACAATGCAGCGTAACCAGAGGGCCTATCAGGGCTTACCTGATACGAATATAATATTTGAGAGTAATCTCAGGG